TGGGTATGATGGAGGCAGAGTTTGGTTCCATAACCGTTGAAAGACTTGTTGACTTCTGCATTTGTACGGCTCACGCCTATAAAGACAGACAGCAATGGACTATCAAGCAAATCTTCGGTAAGGCATCCATCCAGCGACTTGTCAATCGCAAGCGTGGCTCTGTTTGGCATGAAGATCAATGGCTCAAAGAAAAATCACTGGAACGAGAAGCTTTGATTCGGATGATAGCTGACAGAAGCGAACATCCCCAGGCAAAGTACATCTACGTGGCATCTGAGGAGCCGACAAAACGCAGATTGCTAAACAAAGAAGTAGGTTATATAGTTTGTCAAACATCCACGCTTGGATGGAGTCCTATGTCGGAGGCGTGTCAAGAATGTGAATTTGTAGAACGATGTAAAGGTGAAACAGAATCAAAGTTCCCAGAACTTTATAGAATACGAGTAGATTATGGCAAAACAAAATAATACAAATGTGCTGACAGAAGAGTTCTTGATGGACTTGTTCTATACTTGCATGAGCAATGACTATATCCTTGCGGTAGTAGTTCAGCACATTCGTACTGACTATTTACCAGACCGTGACTTTATCGCACTGTTCAAGGCGATAAGGAAATATTATGACGAGTATCAGAAAGCACCTTCATATAGTATTCTGAGACAGATGGTAGATGACAAGAGGAGCGTGGCCAATCTATTGCAGGACATCTATGAGAGTGCAAACATCATCGAGACAGAACAAATACTGGAGCAGATTGAAAACTACATCAAGCAAGTTCGCTTCCAGAAGATATATAAAGAAGTTGGGGAACTTTACAACAAATCTGGACACGAAGAAGCGTCCAAAAAGTTGGTGGAATATTCGGATTGGGCGCAGCAGTTCAGTTTACGCTCATCTGAGTTTGTGGATGTCATTGATACTTTTAGCATTCGCTTCAAAGAGAATAGGCAGAAACATAATGCAACCAATAGGATGGCCCCGATTACCAGGTTCTACATTGATGAACTGGATGCCAGAAATGATGGCCGCGATCTTAGAACACAGCTCACATGTTTCATGGCACCTACTGGAGTGGGAAAGTCTCATATAGCCAGATGGGTTGGAAAATGTGCATGTCAGATTGATGGCCTTAATGTTCTCCATTTCCAGCTTGAAGGAAGCAAGGAAGAGGTCGTAAATGCCTATTCAGCATCATTGGTAGGATGTAGCACTTTCCGTTATGAGACTGGCACGTTACGTGATGCTGATTTCGCTAAAATGGAGGCCATGTTGAACGAGGTTTCTGGAAAACTTTTCGTCAAGTCTTATCCAAAGTTCAACTCTCACGTGTCAACCATTGATATACGCAACGGAATACACGATTTTAAGAAGCGTTACGGCATTAATCCAGACTTGGTGATAGTGGACTCCATCGACCTTCTGATAGACGCTTCTGGGCGAAAATACAGCGAAAATGGAGAACGCCATAAAAGAATAGCCGTAGCCAATGACCTCAAGGATTTGGCAGCGGATGAGCAAGTCTGGATGGTGGTTACTTATCAGTCCACTATCGAGAACCGTGAATGGCTGAATGACGAGAAGAACGTGCTTACTGAGTTCAATACAGCAGAGGCAAAGGGTCTCGCAAGACCTCTGACCCACCTCATTACACTTAACCAGTCAGATCGTGAGCGTAAGGAACATACAATGCGCCTATTCGTGGCAAAATCACGTTTCTTTGAAAAAGGTGAACCATTCCGTATCGCAACCGATTACGACCATGAGATTTTCTACGACCGCGTAAGGACAATGAACATAAACAAAGCAGGAGTATGACAATCAGCAAAGAAGAAAGGGATTTCCTTATCAAAGAGCTTATAAACGAGCTTCATGGTAAGCTGGATGGCAGTCGTAAGAATATCGTTTGCCCAGTATGTCCGTATTGCGGTCATAAAGGCGGTAAGTTCGGCATTTACGTGGGCGTAGAGACTGACCGTAAGAAGCTCTTTATGAGCCACTGCTTTTCATGCGGACATACCACAACAGAACTTAACGACCTTCTTAACGACATCAACCGTCCAGACCTCATGCTGGAAGAGACAGCCAGTTTCGCTCCAGTTGAGATACCAAAGTTCTATTCTCTGAATGAGGAAGAGATTGACGATGAGCTGTGTAAGGTTGATATGCCAGAAGGATGGAAGCGTTGCTATCGTAACCCATATCTCAAATCAAGAGGATTCACGTTTGATGACTATGATTTCTTCCCAGTTGGCACAACAAGAGGGTTGAACTGGAAGTACGATGACTATGTGATATTCCCGATAATGGATAACAACGACATCGTGGGGTATATCGGTAGGCATACTTGGTCTAAAGATATGATTGACGAATATAACAAGAAGGCAAAGCGCAACAACAAGTTCCAGATTTTACGCTACAACAACAGCACTGAAAATGACTTTAGCAAATTGCTCTACAACTATGATGCAGTCGTTGATGATGTGACGAAAACTGTTATTCTTGTTGAAGGTGTATTTGATGTCATTGCTCTTACAAGGAAACTTGACCTTTACGAAAGTCCTTGGGTGACTCCAGTGGCCACTTTCGGGAAAAAGATTTCCGACACTCAGATTTACAAGCTGCAAGCTAAAGGTGTTGACACTGTTATCATTGGCTATGATGGTGATGCCGTGAAGAGCATTAACGCAGCAGCTGAAAAGCTGGAAGATTATTTCGATGTCTATATCGCCCAGATTGATGACCCAACAGCAGACTTTGACAGCATGGATTTCTGGGATATTTACGATGTATTCTCCACGAATATAAAGACCCCATTAGAGTATAAACTTAATTGCGTACAATTGTAGTATGGAAGAATTGACTAAATGGCTTGATGACAATAAGATTGTATATCAAGTAATCGACAAGGACGTAATAGAAATCCCAGGAATGGGTAAGCTCTACTACGAGAACACGGAAAAGATGAACTCAATCTTCCGACTAAACAAGGACGATGAGTTAATCTTTAACAGCATGGAGGATCCAGACGTTCTCATGGCAGAGGAAATCTATTATATCGTCTTTAAGTTTGGCGACAACTGGTATTACACCGATATGCGCCAGGATTTCAAGCTGAACATCCTAAAGTATGTCGGAGAACGTCAGAAGCCGCAACATGACTTCGAGTTTGTGAACCTGGGTGTACATACGCCTTACGAGCTGCTTAACGGTAGTTTCATGCCAAACATGTGGGTGAAGAAGGCAAAGTACCTGGGCCACAAAGGTATCGGCATCTGTGACCGCAATACGATGGCCGCTTGCTACCAGTTACAGAAAGAGTGCGAGGCAGCTGGACTAAAGTATGTGTTCGGTTATTCTCTTACTTTCGTGGATAACTACGACACAAAGGTAGAGGCAAAGGTTTACTCACTGACAAACACTGGAAAACGTCATCTTTTACGCATTCAGAAGGCGATTATGGTTGACAGCGAGGACAAGACCATCCCTATCGAAGAGCTTATGAAACGTGGAGAAGGAAATGTTCTCGTATTCAGTAAGCTCTCATCTGAATGGATGAAAGACAATGCTAAGACGGTCAATCGTTTCAAGAATGCTTTCGATGCCGTATTCTACCAGCTCGATCTCTCTGAATACAAGGCTGACCGCATTGACGTAAAAGTTCTGGAAGCTACGAAGCTGTATTTTGATGAACTGTACGACACGATGGAGGTTGACCCAATTCTTCTGACAGACGCATACTATCTTGACCGTGACGATGCAAAGAACAAGATTATCCTCAATAAAGTTGCAGAAGGCGCGGCACATGAGCAGAGCGATGACCAATATTTCAAGGATGTGGACGAGCAGTATGAGAAATTCGAGCAACTGTTTGATTCAGAAGCCTGGGATATTCCAGCGTTATTCAAGCTTTGCTGTGACAATACGATGTGGATTCTTGAAAATGCCAATGCGAGATTCGAGAACAGCCGTAACTTCATGCCGAAATATGACATGACTCCAGAAGAGAAGAAAAAGTACGGCACCACACATAATATGTTCTGCCAGCTTCTTGAAGAAGGTTTGCAGCGTCTTGTTCCAGCCGATAAGCAGGATGAATACCGCAAGCAGATGGAATACGAGAAGTATATTATCGAATCTACTGACAATGTAGATTATCTGCTGGTTCAGTACGATACTTGCAATTGGAGCCGACAAAACAACATTCTTGTAGGCTGTGGCCGTGGTTCCGCTGCTGGTTCATTGCTCTTGTATTTGCTGGGAATCACGCTTATTGACCCAATTAAGTATGGACTAATCTTTGAGCGTTTCCTGCTTCCAGAACGTGCTGGACTATATCCTGCTGACACTACGATTATCGGACAAGACGTTGAATCTACCGATTATATCGAAGTCAAGATGGAAAACGGCAAAACAATTAAGATTGACAAGGATGCACAGCTCATCGTTAAGAGACCTGGGAATGACGAACCGATTATACTCTATGCAGATGAACTCCAGGAAGAGGATGACATCTTATTCGACAACAAAGACGTACTTTTCACCATAAATGAGATATAACACATGATAACTTTGACAAATGAAATGCAGGAGGCCATCCGCATTATCGAAAATTCAAACCAGTCACTCTATATCACTGGAAAGGCTGGAACTGGAAAGACAACTTTCCTCAGATATATCGTTACCAATATCAAGAAGCGTTTTATGATTGCCGCTTCAACTGGCATTGCAGCCGTGAATGCTGGTGGAGTTACGCTTCATAGCCTTTTCAACATTCCGTTTGGTGTGCTGGTAGAAGGTTCAGACGCTCGCACAAGCTACCGTCCAGAAAAGGCCATTATGTTCAAGTCTCTGGATTGTCTTATCATTGATGAGATAAGCATGGTTCGGCCAGACACAATGGATTTCGTTGACCGTACTTTACGCATGTACAGAGATATTGACGAGCCTTTCGGTGGTGTACAGATTATCATGTTTGGCGACCTCTTCCAGCTGCCTCCAGTGGTGAAGAAGGATGAGGAACATATTCTTCTACAGTTCTATCGCGGCCCATATTTCTTCTACGCCCAGGTATTCAAAGAAGGTGGATTCAAGGTTATAGAGCTGAACCAAATTTTCCGTCAGTCAGATCCTAAGTTCATCAAGATTCTGAATGACATTCGTGAATACAACATTACAGCAGAGGACATCGAAGATCTGGAAGAGCTGAGAAACAAGACCATTTCAAGTGATTTCAATGGCCAGTATGTTCACCTTTGCTCTTTCCGTAGGGATGCTCAGCAAATCAACAATGAAATGCTTGGTACTCCAACCCACACATACCAGGCAATCATGTCTGGAGATTTTTCGCCAAATTCGGCACCATGCGACCAGGACTTGCAGCTTAGAGTTGGTGCCAGGGTGATGATGCTTGTGAATGACCCAATGCACTTGTATTGTAATGGCTCATTAGGCTTTGTTTCTGGCCTCACAGACGAGACTATCACAGTGTTACTGGATGATGGCTACCAAGTGGCCGTACAACGCGCTAAATGGTCAAACAAGGAGTACAAAATGGTTGGCACCAAGATTGAAACCGTAGAGAAGGGAACATGCGAACAATTCCCAGTTGCTTTGGCTTGGGCTATCACCATTCATAAGAGCCAGGGTTTGACATTTCCGCACGTAGTTCTTCATACGAACTACACATTCGCTCCAGGCCAGTTATATGTGGCTCTTAGCCGTTGTACATCGCTGGAGGGCATCGTTTCCAGCTCATTCATTGGAAAGAAGCACATTCTGGTTGACCGTGACCTGCTTGCTTTCGAAAAGGCTTGCAAATTGAACAATAATATCTTCAATCGTGAAACGATAAAATTGATGAGAAAATGAAAGTTAAGTCAATACACGCCATACAGTCAAAGACTCCAGTAAAGGCTGTAGATTGTTTTGTGGATAGCGGTTATCTGCAAGGCCCTGGAGGTTCCTTGCCAGATGTGGATCAAGACTTTCAATCAGACCGCAGACAAGATGTGAAGGCATATATCGAGCGTAGATATAACCATGATGGTAAGCAACGAGTTTTCTCAGCTGGAACGACCACCACTTTGAAGGTCAAAGCTGTCATCAAGGATGTGGCTCGTACTATGCGTATTCCACCAGCTACAGTCAATTATATTACTGCCATTTTCGATGATGACAAGTGTGACTTTACTGGAATCTTCAAGTTAGCTGCCACCAATAAGAAGATTGCCAAATTCATCCATGACTATCCAAAGTTATTCGAGGACATCCGTACATTGATGTTCCAGCCTCGCTCTGGTTCTATTCACGCTTCCGCATTGCTCGTAACTCCCGATGAGCTTGATGGAGAAGATGTTGAATGTTTCGATTTTGTTCCCATCAAGAAAGTGGACGGAATATTGGTGAGCGACAACGATGGATATGAGCTTGACGAGCTGGGCCTTCTGAAAAATGACTGTCTGGCTACGAAGGAGCTTTCCAAGTTGCATGAAACAATTGACCTCTGCAATAAAGAATACAACGCTGGAATATCATTTGAAGGATTGTCAACTGGAGATCTGAGCGATGAGAAGGTATATGAAGTGTTGTC